ACACCACCTTTTTTTTCTTAAATTTAAATAATATGAGTTGTGTAGTTACATCAGGATATGCGATAGAATGCCGTGATTCAGTTGGCGGTGTTGAGGTCGTTTATCTTATAGAAAATTCTGCGTTGTATGACGCATCAGGCAATAGCCGTGTAACATCTGCATCAGGTGTTGTATCTGCTATAACAAAAAATTCAGGCAAACGCTTTTGGAAATTTGAAGTTCCACGTGCGACTGCATCAGCAAATAACGGAATCACATCATCTATTGAAAACGGAACTTTCTTTTTTACCCATCAGGTAATTTTCCCTATCAATAGCCGTAGCGCAGACGTTAGAAATGTTGTTACCACACTTGCTAAAAATCGCCTTACCTTTGTTTTAAAAGAGGGCGATGGAACTTATCGTATGTATGGTAAGGAATTCGGTTTGCAACTTGAAACAACAGAGGCAGGTAGCGGAACTGGATTAGCAGATAGAAATGGTTACCTACTTACTTTTTCAAGTCAAGAGCGTGAAGATTTCTTAGTAGTTCCTGCAAACATTGCAGCAGCACTAGAAACACCGGGTACTTAATACTCTAACTCAAAATAAAAATGCCTCCGACCGATTACAAGTCGGAGGTTTTTTAATGTATATGATAACGATAAGCAAAGGGCAAACGATACCCATCTACATTACCGCAAAAGAAAACTTAGATAACCCTGCTAATTTTGTTGGTTTATTTTTTACCAATAGAATAACGCAGGAGGTTGTTTCTTTTATGTTTAACAACATCAGCACAACCGATAGGTATATGAAAATGAGTTTAGTTGTTAATACTTATTTTGCAGATTCTGAAACAGGGTTTTGGACTTACAAAGCATATCAAACACCAACGAATAATATCAACACAATAGATACAGATTCTATACCTGTTGAAACAGGATTGATGTATCTTAGTGCTGCGAGTGAATTTGAGCCAACAAAATATACAGGACAAAACAACACATTTGTAACATACAATGGATAATTACAAACACATAGTAATCAAATTTGACCACGCTCAGCAGCCAAAGTTTGAGGAAAAAAAAGGTAAGTATTCTTACATTGAATTTGGTAAGAATAACGATTACCCTAATTATCTGTTATCTCTTTACAACGAATCTCCTAAACACGGCGCAATAGTCAAAAGTAAATGCACATATATTTACGGCAAAGGTTTTGAGGTTGCAGGTACTGCGAATAGCAGGGGTGAAACGTGGAATCAGATTGTAAAGAAATGTATTAAGGATGATGAACTTTACAGAGGTTATTATATGCAGGTTATTTGGAATCGCATAGGACAGATTGCTGAGGTTTACCACATTGATTTTGCAAAGGTTAGAGTTAACAAAGATTTGAGTTTGTATTACGTAAAAAACGACTGGAACGATTTTAAGGAAAAGCCGCGCGAATATCCTGCGTTTAATATGAACGATAAGTTTGGCTCGCAGATTTATTTTAATCGTGAGTATAATCCATTGAGTGAGGTTTACCCGTTGCCTTCATACTATCAGGGATTGAATTATATTGAATCAGATATAAAGGTTAGCAGACACATTCTCGGTAATGCAAATCAGGGATTTGTTGGTAGCACTTTAATTAATTTAAACAATGGCGATCCTGTTAACGAGGAACATAAGGGCGAAGTTGAGAGAGGTTTATTAAAGAAGTTTACAGGCGATGAAGGAAAGCGTTTAGTTATTATGTTCAATAAGAGCAAGGATAACGCTGCTGAGATTGTAAACCTCGGTAACACAATGCTTACTAAGGAAGATTTTACAAACATAAATAACCTAATCACAAATGAAATAATGATATGCCATCAAGTGGTAAGTCCTACATTATTTGGCGTTAAGGTTGAGGGGCAGTTAGGAAGTAGAAACGAAATCCGTGAGGCATACGAAGTATTCAATAACGTGTACGTTCAAGAAAGACAGGCAGAGTATAACGATGTTTTTACTCAGTTTAGAAATCTTAAAGGCGAGCAGGGAGAGTTTTATTTACAACCAGTTGAGCCGTTAAAGTTTGAATTTAGCGAGGCGATAATGGCTGCTAATTTAACACAAAATGAGATAAGGGAATTGATGGGGCGTGAGCCATTGAATGCAGGGCAGGTCACATCGGATGGTGCGGTTGCAGTTACTGAGGAAATACCTTTACAAAATGTAGAGGTTAAATCTAATGATGCGTTAAGAAATCTAACAGGCAGACAATACCAAAATGTTATGCGCATTGTTAGGCAGTTTGGTAACGGCAAACTAAGCAAAGCACAGGCATCGTTGATGTTAAAAAATGGATTTGGTTTTTCTGATTCTGATATAGATATTTTTTTAGGGATAGATGATAATCCTTTAACTGAGGATGAGGTACAAAAGTTTAGTTTAACAGAAGATGAGCGTTTGATTTTGGAGTTTGAAAACTGCGGAGAGGAAAAAAAAAATTATAGTGAGATAGGTCGGGAAAGTTATAGAGAATATTTTGCAGATAATTTGAATCAAGCGCAGGCAGATGTTTTAACATTGATAACGAAGGATAAAAATATAACGCCTATCATTATCGCAAGAACTTTAAAATTAGACACGGATTTGGTTATTGATATTATAGATGATTTCATTAATAGAAATATAATAAAATCAATACCATCTAAAATAAACGCTGAGCCTGTGTATGAGGTGTTAAAACCTGCATCAGAGTTACCGGGTAAGAATAGCAAGGTTACAACCTTAGTAATACGTTATAGTTACGAAGGTCCTGAGGATAGCAGAAATAGACCATTTTGCGCTAAGTTGATGGAGTTAAGTAAACGTAAGACGTGGAGCAGGAGCGATATAGAAAGCATTTCTGAGCGTGTTGGTTATAGTGTTTGGGATCGTAGAGGCGGATGGTATACACAACCAAACGGAGAACATCGCGAATATTGCAGGCATCGTTGGTCATCAAAATTAATGAAAAAGAAAGATGAGTAAAAATATCCTATTTATTACGGAGCAAACTTTTAAGGAAAGAACTGGCGCATCTAACCAGATAGATGGTAAACAGATTTTCCCAATGGTTAAGGTAGCAGGTGATATGTATATTCAGCCTGCATTAGGTAGTAAATTATACACACGTTTACAGAGTGGTGTAGTTGCTAATAATCTAAATGCAAATGAGGTTATTTTGCTAAACGATTACATCACAGATGCGTTGATTTGGTACACGATGAGTATGTTACCAATGACAATGGGATTTCAATTATTTAGCAAAGGATTTCTACAAAAGACATCAGAGGAATCAGCACCACCGAGCAGAGCGGATTTAGAATTAATTGAGCAAAAGTATTTAAGTTTAGCAGAGTTTTACAAGACAAGATTAATAAAGTATTTGCAGGAAAACTATACACTCTATTTTGAATATCTGAATTATGGTAGCGGATTAGATATTATTTTTCCTGAGGAAAAAGCGTATAGCTGCCCGATTTATTTAGGCAACGCTTACATACCTGAAACAAGCAAATACGTTAACTCATCATCGGGTTACTCTGCTCCTGATATTGTTTATTATACTGCGGTAGGTGGCGAATCTACATTTAGCCTTTCAACCTTAGCAGGTCGCACTACATTGTTTGCGAGTCGTGGAGGATTAGCAAAAGGAATCACACAAACGGCAACAGCTGATACTGGTTATTTACAAATCGTTGGAGGGGTTGTTACTTTACCCACAGGCGATGTTGCAATGGCAGGAGAGTTATTTACATTTTTATACAGATAAAATATGAGTAAAGGTTATAAAAAGGAATGGATAGAAAAAGTAAAGCAGAAATTTAATGACATACAACCAAATAATAACAAAGATAACCGACCTGCTAACAAGCAATCCGATAATAAAATCGGTAAGGTTTGCAACTCCAACGGAGTGGATAGGATTCGTTAGTATGCCGCAGTTCCCTGTTGCATTATTCTTTATCAATAATGGGCAGTTAAACGCAGGGCGTGATTTAGTTTACACGATCCAATTTTGGTATTTAGATAAATCAGGTGTTGAGGGAGAATTTGAGCAGGAGGTTATTAGCGACCAACATCAGATAGCAAATGATATTATTTTAGCATTAAGACAAGATAGAACAATAAGCGTTGATACGAATATTAGATGGGATGCTATCTCAGAAAAGTTTGAGGATTATTTGAGCGGAGTAACTTTGACATTTAACATATTTACAACTGGACAATTTAATAACTGCGATTTCCCAATATGAGAAAACTAATAACGATAATTTTAATTTTGGTTTGTAGCAAATCATTTGCACAGGTTTATCAATTAATGCCTCAGTATGGTTATCAGGCGAACAGATTTGTATTTGATTCTACTTTGCAAATACCTACTACGTGCGGTGTACCTACTTTAAAAAGTGTTCAGTTTGTAACAAAGAGGGCAGCGATTGCATTTGATTCGTGTAACAATATATTCTATCAATACAATCCTAAGACGCAAGCGTGGTCGCAGGTAAGCGGTGGCGGTGGATCAACAGATACTACAAGTTTAAGCAATAGGATCAACTTAAAAATTGATTCGGTAAAGCGTAGGATTGATTCAGTTTTTGCATATCGTAATGGAACAGAGGTTTTTCAGTTTAAAGATTCTGTTGGTAGCGGCTCAACAAATGATACTACAAAAGTACCTTACACAGGTGCAAATAAAAGTGTGAATCTTGGACCTTATAATTTGATTGTTGATTCATTAACCATTGGAAGAGGTAACAACCATTCATTGAGCAACAATACTGCTCTTGGGTTTGATGTCTTAAAACATACAACAACTGGAAACTACAATACTGGTGTTGGTCATCAATCTTTACACAATACATCAACTGGTCAATACAATACTGCAATTGGTCAATCATCTTTATTCACAAATACAAATGGTGGTCAGAATACTGCAATTGGATTAAATTCATTGTTATACAATACAAGTGGAAGCAACAATGTTGTTGTTGGATTGGATGCAATGCAACATAATACAACAGGTGGCAGCAATACTGCAATCGGTTACAATGCAGGCAGCCATTTAACAAACGGCTCAACACCAAACACAACTGCAAGTAATAGCATTTACATTGGTAGAGATTCAAAGGCAAAATTAGACAATCAAACAAATGAAATTGTCATAGGTTACAATGCAATCGGTAACGGCTCAAATACAACCACAATAGGAAATACATCAACAACTGCAAACTATTTTACAGGTTCAGTAAATGCAACAACATTCGTAAAAAATGGAGGTACATCATCACAATTTCTAAAAGCGGATGGCAGTGTTGATGCGACAAACTACTTAATTGACACAAGTTCTTTGTCTTCAAGAATCAACTTAAAGTTCAATACAACAGACACAAGCAGTTTGCAACAAAAATCTTTGCCTGCAAATTCAATCGTTGGTAATGAAACTTATCAGACTGCTAACGCTCAATCAATTTATTTTAAAGATACATCAGGCACATACGGAGGTACAATAACGTGGACAGGCACAACAGCACCATCAGGCGCAACAAATCATACATATAGATGGACACGTATAGGTAAATTAGTAACATTAACAATATCTGTTGTTTATGCAACTAATGGAACTGGATTAACATCGGCTGTATTTACATTGCCATCAGATGCACCTAATCCTGTACAGCCATCGGGATTAACATCTGCATCTAATGGATTGTATGCATCTACTTTTATTGCTCAACAAACGGCTACAGGCGCACCATTAGGTAATGCACCTCGTGCTTTGCTTAGAAATAACGCAGCAAATAATGGATTTGAAATCATAGCATCGTTTACATCTTCAACAATTATACAAGGATTTATAAACGTACAATATACAGCACAATGATACACATAAGGCAGAAATTGGATATAGCAAACAAAACAGGGGAGCAAATTGCTTACACTTATGTAGATACTACAGGATGGCAATTACCATTATCTGAGCATCCATCAATAGTTGAAAATCCCGATGTGTTTGAAATAGTGGACGAAGATATACCTGCATACGCTCAAAAATTAATTTATAATTCTTAATCTATGGATGCCGCAATGATGACAAACGTTTTAATTACGATTGTAATAGCCTTAATAGGCTTTGTTTCAAATCAATTTATCAAACGTTTAGATAGATTTGAAAAGATAGTTCAGGGAATCCTTATGAGTGATGTTGCCGTTAGTAAAGATTTAGACCAATTAAAAGAGGATGTAAAGGATCACGAAACACGTATTTCTCAACTTGAAAAATAGACAATTATGAACAGCACGTTTCTAAACTTGAATGTTAACGATTTCATCAAAGGTTTGGCAGTAGCCGTATTAACCTCAGTATTGACAATCGTTTACAACACATTGCAAACAGGCAGTTTGGCATTTGACTGGACAGCCATCGCGACCACAGCACTAACAGCAACAATCGCGTACCTTATGAAAAACCTTCTAACAAACACAGAGGGCAAAATGCTCAAAAAGGATGTGAAGTAAAAAAAGGGGGTGTTTAATTTCACCCCCATTTTAATTATGCGTTACTTATTTTTAATCATATTATTATCAGGATGCTATACCGCTCAGAAAGCGGATAGGCAAATGAATAAAGCGTATGTGTACCACAAAGGATTAACGGCTCAAAAGTTTAGTGAGTGGTTTCCTTGTCAAACATTGCAGATTGATTCATCAGAAAAGATTGAATATATCTACAAACGTGATACGTTATTAGAGTACATTATAAAGGAATCTGAGCCGATAAATATAATTCTTAGAGATACACTAATCAGATATTATAACGGCTGCGATTCGCTTAAAAAAGAGTTAGGGAGGGCAAAGCGATTGATAGACCATTTAACAAATGAGATACAATTAAAGCCGATAGTTTATTATAAGACAATAGTAGATTCTGCACGTAATGTATCATTACAGAATCAATTGAATAAGGCAAATGATGATTTAAAGAAACGCAATAAAAATTATGTTATTTCGTTATGGTGGATTATTGGGTTAATGATTGCACTTTTATTATCAATCTTATTAAACTTTAAAAAATGAAAGCTTCACAGAAATGCGTTGATTTAATTAAAGAGTTTGAGGGGTTTTTTGATAAATCATACATCTGCCCGGCAGGAGTTCCTACGATTGGATTTGGCAGTACAATGTGGAACGATGGCAGAAAAGTAAAGATGGGTGAAAAGATTACAAAAGAAGGTGCAGAGGTTTTATTGCATTGGGAGTTAAATAATAAAAGCATTGCATTAATAGGATTAAATGTTAATCAGAATCAGGCAGATGCTTTGTTATCGTTTATTTACAATTTAGGAATCGGGGCGTTTAACAAATCTACACTTAGAAAAAAAGTTAAATTAAATCCTAACGATCCTACAATTCGCGATGAGTTTATGAAATGGAATAAGGCACGCGTTGCAGGTAAGTTAGTTGGGGTGAAAGGATTAACGCGCAGAAGGGTAGCAGAATCAAATCTATACTATGATAATAACTGAGCTGGGTAGAAACGTACATCAAATAAAAATTGAATGTATGAAACAAAAAGAGCATTGGTTTTTACTATCATCAGACCATCACTGGGATAACCCCGATTGCGATAGGGGGATGATTAAAAGACATTTAGAAGAGGCGAAACAAAAGAATGCTCCTGTTTTATTTGTTGGAGATTTCTTTTGTGCTATGCAGGGAAAGTATGATAAACGTTCTGATAAGAGTAAAGTAAGACCTGAACACCAAACGGCAAAGTATTTAGATTCATTAGTTGAAACTGCTGCTGAGTGGCTTATGCCATATCGTGAGCAGATAGCAGTCATAGGACAGGGCAACCACGAAACGGCTATATTAAAGAATCACGAAACAAATCTGATTGAGCGATTAGTTGAGCGTTTAAACATAGGCAATAAAAACCCTGTTTATATGGGTGGCTATGGTGGTTATGTCAAATTAATTTTTCATAGAGGCGAAGGTATGCACCTGCCTTTAATCATAAAGTATTTTCACGGACACGGAGGCGGAGGTCCTGTTACAAAGGGTGTTATTCAATCTGCGAGGCAATCAATGTATTTACCAGATGCTGATATTGTGATTAGCGGACACGTTCACGAACAATACACCATAGCATTTATGCAAGAGAAACTACATCAATCAGGTAGGATTTCTTTAAAAGAACAATGGCACGTAAGAATGCCTACCTACAAAGATGAGTATAAGGATGGTTACGGAGGTTGGCATATTGAAACTGGTAAGATGCCTAAGCCATTAGGAGCGTGGTGGTTGAAGGTTGATTATGTGCGAAAGCAAATCAATAACAAAGAAAAATATTATTTAGTTTATGATTTCATCAGAGCAAAATAACGAAAAAAATGTAGAGGATTCTGTACAGGAAACGGAGGAAAATGAGTTAGATTTGCAGGTAGATTTTACAACCTCTCACGATTACATTGCCTCAGCATTTCAGGCAATAAGTGCAGTTGATGATATTGATACTGCGTTATTAAGTAAATCGGATGAGATGCGAATTAAAAGGATCAGGCGCAAATCGCTGCTAATTATTGAGAGTTGCATTAACGAATTATACTCTGAATTATTTGAGTCAGAGGATGAAGATTAGGTGTTTTGGTTATTAAATAATAGTCCTGATGTTTCTACATTGGGTGTTTTTGTGTGAATTTCCCCCCATTTTTATGGGGGTTTTTTATTTTATTTGATATTTTTTTTATTTACATAACTCAATGTTTACAATACTTTCAGCGTAGGACTAAAAAATAAATTAAAAAAAAAGAAAAAAAAGTTTTTTAATTCGGAAAGTAATTATATCTTTGATTTATCAATCACACAAAAACAAAACAAAATGCAAGTAGCTCAAACAATTTTACAACAATTAGGCGGAAACAAATTTGTAGCAATGACAGGAAGTAAAAACTTTATTGCAGGTGAAAATTTTTTAAGAATGAATTTAACAAGAAATAAAGCAAAAGCAAAATGGTTAAAAATCACTTTAAATGCAAATGATACTTACACTATGGATTTTTTTACAGCTGATAAAGAATTTAACATAACATCAAAAGAAAAGTTTGAAGATGTTTATTGTGATCAATTATGTTT